CCAACAGTTGTTGCTTGCGGGTATCAATGTCCCCCCCGCTGAGGAGGACGTCGAGTGCCGCGCGCACGTTCTGGTCTGGTCCATGCCGTTGCTGCTTCTGCTGCTGACCTTGTGCCAGCTGCGCCTGCAGCGCCTGGAGCATCTGACCTTGCTGCGCCATGTAGGATTCAAGCTGCGCGATTTTTGTATCGCGCGGATCTGCCTCGCCAGGCGTCGGGCTGTCGGACTCCTCGTCCTCTAGCGCCTCGTCCTCACTGGGCTCGTCCTGCTCGTCCTCACTGGGCTCGTCGAAAACGTCATCGTCAACCAGCTCGCCCGCGACTGCGTCCGGGGCGCCCTCTAGGGGAACCTCCTCGGACTCGGCCTCGGGGCCAGTATCGTCGTTTCCGCCTGAGCCGAGCTGTGCTGAGGGCTCGTCACCCTCCGCGATCAGGTCGTCCAAGTCGTATACCTCATTAGCCATAACAATTTCCTCCGACATTTTCCATAGCTACTCGTCGCCTCTCCGGTCAAAAATATCCTGCACGTCTGGATCGTTCATGCTAAATCCAGTGGCTTTCGCCTCCTCGAAGCACTTCTCGATCAGCGGTCGTCCGCCCAATTCTGTGGGGCGGACAGCATTTCCAGCGTCTCCGCTTGCCACATCGGCGAGCGGAGGGCCCTCAACCCAGCCCTCTCGGAGCCGCCTGTCGCGCAGCTTGCGGACAGCGGTCGGCCCGTCAACGTATGCCTGTGGGTCACCAGGGAACCGCGCCATGTCCTCGCGGTAGTCGTGCATGTCGCCTTTCATTCCGTGGCGGAACTGAAAGCGGACACGCCCGATCTGCCTGTAGACACGCCCGCCGCAGTCGTGGCAAGACTCCAGCGCGTCAGCAGCCCACCGCTGTTCGACCACGAATCCGCCCGAGCAGGCAGCGCAGCCCTGGCCGGCGGTCTTGTATCTGTAGGGAGTCATGCTGGCGGGCCTCCTCCTCCAGCTGCCTCAGGTGGCGGCGGCGGCGGCTGGAGCGGGGGCAGCCGCTTGTCCTCTGGAACCTCGTTGGCGTCGTCCACGCGCTGGAATATCGCGTTCGCCAGAGCGTAGTCGCCATTCTGGATCGCCGCCGGCATGACCTGGGACAGCGCCACCTCTGCGAGCTCGAGCTCGCGGGACTTGTCGAATTTCTGCATGGAGCCGGCTGCGATCTCGTAGCCAAGCTCGCGGACCAACTCCTCGGGGCTGATCCCCGCGGTGTCCTCCCAGACGTCCTCGACGGTCACCGGGCGCACTTCGACCCCCTGCGGCAGGTTGAGCTTCGTCTCCCCGGTCTGCGGGTCTTGCTGGATCAGCTGCTGGACGTCGAGCCCATGCCCGCTGTTGTCGAGGTCTTGCGCGAGCAGGAAGGCGTTCATGTCGAGCTGTGCCGCGTCCGCAATGTCCTGCAGGGCCTTCATCATGGCTTCAGCCGCAGACTGGTTGTCCGCGAAATACGTCGCTGACTGCGGGCTGAGGTTCTGCATCGAGATCGCCCCCGACCGCAGCGGGATCTCCTCTATGCCGAGAATGTCCTGCAACTCGTCGGACGGAGTGATCGACACGCGAAACATGCCGATGTCGGTAGGGTTGACGTAGTTGCGGACCTCCTTGGGCGTGAGCTGCAGGCGCGTGACCATGGCCTCGTGGCGGGCGACGTTGGTCTGGTTCTCTTCGACCCGTGCGCGCATATCACCGAGCCGCGCGCTGCTCGCGTCCGCACGCTGGCGACTGGCTGTTGCCGAGCGGTCCTTGGCGCCGAGGTCCGCGCCTCCGTGGACGACCTGGGTCAGGCCGGTTGTGCGCTCGAACTCCTGGGCCAGGAATGCGCGGGCCTGGGCTATGTCGGTGGGTATGTTCCCAGGCTGGACCACGTGGTACATGTCCGCCATGCGCTCGCCCGACTTGCGCTTGATCGGAATGTAGACCGTGGGCGGCCCCGACCTAATCAGCTTCTGCTTGCGCTCCTCGAGATTCTGGTCGCCGAAAATGATGAACCGCCCGCGCTGCTTGCAGCTGTTCAACTCCAGGCTGGTCAGCAGGTCCATGGCCTTCTGAAGCGGCATGACCTGGGACATGACGCTCTCGGGCCACAACTCGTCGAGGGTCTCGATGAAGTCCAGCGGCTCAATGGGCCACTCGTTGTCCAAGTAGAGCGGGCTCTCCCACTCCCCCTCGGAGATCGGTACGTGGTGGTTGCTGGCAATCGTCAGCTTGACAAAATCGGAGCCCCGCTCCTCGAAGTGGTCGGGGAACTCGGCCCCCAACTCGCCCGAGCCCATCTTGCTGTAGATCTCCCAGCACTCCAGCAGCTCGTTCGTGAACGGAGCCTTCTGGTTGGGAGCCTCCGGGGAGCCGTCCCCGAACACGGTCCCGTAGTTGGGGCGCAGGTTCCGCTTGCGCCACTTGTCCTTGATCTCCCGCTTGACCCGCCAGATAGGCGTCAGGGACCGAATGGCTATCCATTCGGCGTCTTGCCAGGAACTGACGTCAGGGTCAATGAGAATGTCTCGCGACGAAATGTACCAGCTCGTCACGATCCCGTGCGTCGGGTCGTAGCCCGTCCGCATGAACCCGCGCCCGCGCAGCAGGGCGTCGTCGATCACCTTGCGCGCCTCGCGGGCGATCTTGCCCTCCCTGGGCGTCTTGTTGATGTAGACACTGAGGACGCGCGCCAGGCCGTGCAGGACACCGTCCTGCCCCTTGGGATTGACGTTCCGTTTCGGGTTTTTTGGGTATAGGTGCGGCCCCAGGTTATTGCGGACCTGGGCGGACTTGGGGACGCTGACCGCCGCCGCCCCGTCGAACTGCATGAAATGGTCGCGCACGTTGGCGCTGTCAAAGAGCTTCCCGTGCTTGGACTTGAAGTAGTCGTCCACCTCCTCGCCCATGATCCGGAACTCGTCCTTGGCCTTGATCGCCGACTTGATGCGGGCCTTCCAGAAGCTGGCTTTGGCCTCGTCGCGTCGGCGGGAGCGGTCCCGACTCTTTCCTTCCAGCATGGGTTCGCGGGCCTGGAGGCGCTTTCGCTTGGACTTTCTGGGCATTAGAGCACCAAGACCTCTCCGTGCATTTCCTCGTGGTCCTCCTCGTCACGCAGCTTGAGATAGAGCCGGTAGGCCCAGTTCTCGTTGCTTGGAGCCGCGGGCTCCTCGGCGTTGTCTGCTACGCCGGGGCAGCAGTAGAGGAGGATAGCCAGCGCCATGAGCCGGTCGTCGTGTTTCCCCGGAGGAGCCCTGTAGCCCTTGTGCTTGTCGCTCCAGACGAACTCTTCCATTTCCTTGGCAATGTGCCGGTCGTAGCACTTGAGCATGCGATCACGCGTGACCTTGTCCAGGTAGGCAATGATCTCTGGCCTGGTCTTGCGGTTGGTGTTGAACCCAGGCTTGGGGTCGATCCGCATCTTGATGCTCGCCTCGTCCTGGTAGTGATAGAGATTCGGATACTCGTTCTTGAAGCAGACCTTGGCTACAGCCGGATTGTGGTTGTTCTCGACCATCAGCAGGGCGTTATTGAAATACCGGCCCAGGAGGCACAAGTAGTCGGCGTAGTGGTCGTACTCGAAGAAGCCATGGACAGCTGCCACGACCTCCAGGCTGGTCTTGTGGACCACGTAGGCGGCGCAGGGGTCGGAGCCCTTTTGCTCGCCGCCGACGTCGGCCCCGAGCACATACTCGTCGCCCGCCAGCGGATGCTTCCAGATGCGCGTCCAGCCGTCCTTGGCGTAGGCGAATTGGACGGAGTATCCCTGCTCCATTGGGTTCCCGACCGCTGCCGCCTTGCGTGACATGCGCGCGTAGGCGTTGACCGTGTCGGCGCCAAAAAGGCATTTCACGGTCGCAGAGAACGCCTCCTCCAAAGTGCTTGGGTAGTAACGGCAAAAGTAAACAGCCTTGTCGAAGCACTCATTTGCGATCTTGAATCGCCTCCAAATGAGTTGCTCGTCGGTCAACTCCGTGCGGTATCGGTAGCGATAGTTGTCCTTGGTGACCTTGACGCTCCTCAGTTCTCTCCGTAGGACCCTCTCGCTCTCTGTCGGAACAAACTTGGCCGGCACGTCCTTGCCCTCGAGCCGCTTGCGGTAGGCGCTCCAGGTCATGGAGTATGCCGGATCGAGATACCATGGCAAAAACAGAACCTTGTTTTCCGTGCCAGACTTTGGGTCCTGGGCGCGCATAATTTCTTTGTGAAAGAAAGCGTCACGTCCCTTGGCTGTGGACTCGTAGACGATAATTGCGTCGGGGTGGTCGCCAGCGAGGGCGTTCTGGATGCTGACCGCTGTTGCCGCTGCGTCTATCCCTTTGTCCTCGAAGTTCGCGGCCTCGGAGAAATGAATCATGCTCAGGCGCGGGCCCTTACCCAGTCCGTCACCCGTCTTGATCGAGCCGATCCACATGGTGGAGCGGTTGACCCACACCATCTTGGACTCTTGCCTGCTGTCGAGGTCGAGGGCCAGGTCGGGGTGCAGGGACTTTTCAAAGGTGCGGGAGGTACCGAATATCTCGCTGGCGCCCGCGTCGTCGTGAGCGATCAGC